TGGTAGTTGACCTCTATATTCAACTCCAGTCTCTTCGTCTATTAATCGCCATTTGGTTGGACATTTAGTAACTACTTTGAGTTCTACTGCTATGTCAATGGCAGGTACTACGGTACCATCTTGTAGTGTTCTATTCAAGTTCGCCCTTTAGTCTCATTTGTTTTCGTATCTTCGACGCACTTATGTTATGTATTTCTTCACCTAAATCATGTTCAGTAAAGGTATAACCAACACCTCGTCCATAGCTAATATCCACAATGTTAGGAACAATCATAATAATATATTCTTGATCATATGTAAATCCTTCTTTGTCTAGTTCTTTTTTAATATTTCCCATAACATCTGTAACAATAAATGGATTATCATCTTGTGTTGCTGTACGTCCACCTGATGCATCAGTGTTTTGTGGCACAGTTCTAATCTGTATACACACTTGTCCTGTTTCGGCAAGGGCTCGTTTGAATAGCTCTGTATGTCCAGCATGCCACGGTTGCCAGCGTCCTAGCATTTGTGTTGTAGGCTTAAATCTATCAAACATTCTTCTCTCTCCAATATTGGTACCTTTCAACTGCTTGCATTAGTGTTTCGTGGGTATTGTCAAACCATTCTGATATATGATAATGTACTTGCTCAGGAGGTTCAAACAAATCATTTGTATCTTCGTATCTGCCTCGAGAAATAGTATCCATCCACACTGTAAAGTCTGGATTAAAGTTTTTCCTTGCTTCTTCTGTAGGACAAATAAAATCACACACTGCAATCTTACCTGCCATAACTACGCCATCTGCCAGATGCTTCATACGAACAGACTGTCTAATACGACCAGACAAACTAAAGTCCCAATCATCATAACTCTTTCTAATTTCGTCTGCATTAATATGCACACCACCTACTAATTCTGCAAATGGTTTTGCCAGTGTAGATTTACCACTTCCTGGCAATCCAAATATTAATATTTTCATTGGTGTTATTTCCATTAAGTGCTACTATAATAAATATATTTATGATACTTTATATTGACATTGACGGCACTATCTGCACCGAGAAAAAAGTAATGGGAAAGAGTGCCAAAGATTATGAGGGAGCTAACCCTCACATGGACAGAATTGCAGTAATTAACAAACTGTATGACGAAGGACATGAGATACACTACTGGACTGCCAGAGGCACCACTAGCGGTATTGACTGGACAGATCTTACTACAGAACAACTTAATGGTTGGGGCTGCAAATATCACGAACTTCATGTAGGCAGCAAGCCACATTTTGATGCATATATTTGCGACAAAAGTTGGAATAGTGAACATTGGTTTACTCAAAATTTGTATGAACAAATACCTCCGCCGGAAAGTGACTAATTAATTTTTCAAATATGTAAATGAACCCTAGCTCATGATAGCTTTTCATGAGCATGGGTAATTTACTTTCACTGTATTCAATACAAATATCAGTTGAACTACTGATACGGCCATTGGCATTAAATGTGATACTCATAGTTTTTGCATTAGTCTTCTGTGCAATATCTATGTAGGCAAAACTGCTGGCAGTATTTCCACTAGCTGTTACAAACACAACAAGATCTCTACTATCTAAATTGGGCACTTGTAAATCTTCACTGTGGTACGCTCGTAATCCTTGTTGACTTAGCCGCTGCATAAACATCTTACATGCTAGTCCTACTCTACCTTTGGCAACAAACACAATGTTTCTTGCACGTTGTAGTTCAACTAGTATTGCTTGCTGTTTATCAGGATCATACAATTTAGTATAATCACACCATGCTTTGTCAAAATCACTCATATCAGTGATTCTGATTAGCTGGTGTAATGTTATCACCATGCTCAATTGTTTTAATATTATGACAATTACTACACAGTGTAACTAAGTTTCCTGGATCATTATTTGCATGATTACCATCAATATGATCAACTGTTAAGGAAGCACGTAATAAACTGTTATACATTTTAGGATCACTTTCTTTATATTTCTTAACACGTGGCAACTCCGACGGATCAAACTGACATTCACTACATTTACTTTCACGAAGCTGACTGTATGCTTTTGCTGGTGTTGCTAAACCACCAAATGCACTAAAGTTTCGCTGACAAGGATCACAATAGTCTTTCTCACCTGGCCCTTTCCACAGTGTTAAATGACTGTTACAACCAGGTGTTTTACACTTGCCACGCAGTGCCGACTTCATTTCAACAGTCGACTTTCTTACACGTTCCGTAGCTTCACGTATCATTATTTTACATCCTCTTCAGTAAAGTTAAATGTCTCACTAAACACTGGCAGTTTTTTACTAAATCCAGCTACCTTTAATGCTGTTGTAATCCAATAAGGTCCGACAATTGTTTGGTTACAACGATAAGTCTTACCCTCCATCATACGCCCTGCTGCCTTTTCAATATTACAGTGATTCTGATATGCTTCTTGTACCTTGCGTCCTTTAATGGTTCCACTAGGTGCCCATGTGTTCTGTGTAATCTTACTCAGTATTTCAGACATTTCATCAATATATGTATTTGTAATAGTGATTCCCTGATTCATACATTGCCGAAAAAATACACTAAGGTTATCAATCTCCATTGCTACAAACGGTTTGTTAGTATTGCTAACTGAATGATAATACATTACACGCTCAAACACTTCCACTGGAAAATTACGGTTCATAACTTCTGTCATACGTGACCAAGCACCGGCACGTTTCTCATCACCAAACTTTTCGCTAGTAGCAAAGTATGAGTATTGCTCAAAGTATTCTTGTAGTTTAACACATCGTATATTCCAAAAGTCTGTTAACCCATCATGACGGAACCCTGCAACATACTGCTTATACAAATCAATTGCTTCAAGTTTTTTACTTGTACGTCCACTATTAAATTCTACAAACCGTCTGCGAATTGCTGCACGATCATCACCTGGATATTGATCCACTGGAACCATTGCTTGTGCGGGATCAATACCAAATCCATATACTGCAATAACCCAAAGAGCAATTCCAGTATGTTGCCCATCCCATGCTACATGCCTATCAATCTTACCATCTGCTCGCTTTGTGTCTAAATAAGTGCGTATCCGATTAATAAAATCTGGATTAAATTCTGCAACAATATTAATTAAGTTTTCACGATCTGGCCAACGCTGCATAGTGTCATTAATATCAATTTCACTAGCTGGTACATATTGTATGCTGCCCATGCCTACTACGTCTTTAACCATGTCATGATATGATTCATACCCCATAGCTCCTACCATACCTTCAGCAAGCGCACGGAACATCATTTCTAAATCACTATCTTTAGCATACATTTCCTGTAGTCGTTCGCCAATAGTTACAAAATGATCTTCATCTGTATGATATGAACTATTAATAATGTCTGCATATGGACTTGTTTTAATAGTATTAGCTTTATTGGTTGTCATTAGTGTCATCATTTATATTCTCTTTTGCTCCAATTAAAAAATTGTTGTTTAAAGTTTAGATGTCTTCGTTGTACAGTATTATAACACATGAGTCAATATAAAAAGGCAAGATTACGTACTATATTTGTGCAAATGCTGCATTGACCACAAAAATAATTGATGATTTAACTGAGCATCAACATTTAATGGTGCCATTGACAACCATATGGCACCTACACCCAGTTCAATTTTTTGCCAGTTATTTTTGTAAATATCTGAATCTCTGAATTTATTTAAACGTATTAAGTCTTTTTCAGTAACAGTAACTCCATCAGTTACCATATGATTTAAGTTAATATTGTGCAGCCATAAGCTATGATAAAATTTACAGATATCATAAAATATGTCATTGACTACGCCAGCACGATGGTCTATATAATTTATACTATCTGGTGTTACAACGATATTGTCTAATACAAGATCCCCATGACATGGTCCTAGTATCCCATTATTAAGTATATCCCAATTAATTGATTCAACTAGACGAGTACAATCGACACTAACACCATTAATGTCTAATACGCCGCCATACTTCTCGTCTTGATCGCACATCATTTCAAAACGTTGCCAAGTCTTATCTTGCCACAATTCTTTGTTATTAACAACTACATTGTTGTTTAAACAATATGTCCATAAATTTTCTAAGTTGTTGTAGATTCTATCATAATTTCCATTATACGGATTAACATCTCCATTAACAAATTCATAACTTAATGACGTTGGTGTACATATTACTGGTGATGGATGTGGAAATGTAGTATTTGTTACATTAATATTAGTTTCCGTACTAAACAGTTTAATTATTCTGTCATTTACTTTATATACTTCTTGATGTGACTTATCAAGAACTAAAAATTCATCCTCAAAATGAGTAAACGCTCCGCTACTGCTTTCTCTGTTTCCTACATCATACCAAGTATCTAATGCATGCTCATTTAAGGTGTTGAGCTCTTTTAATATCAATAAATCATTACGACTATGATTGCTGTCTTGGAGTATACGATAGTAATCTTTACTGTCTTTTATAAAACTTATGCCGCTATACACTGAGCAGTTATCTGAATCATAATATTCACTATTTTCTGGATGACATACGAACCAAGTATTTTCATCAACCAGAGGAACCAATGTACTCCAATTGTCACATGCGTTATAGTAAAATGGCTTATCAAATACATACTCAGGTATTTGTTTAAAGCTAGCAATTTGGCCACTGTTCCAGTTTGCTATTTCGATAAATTCTATATTTTTATATCCAGCATGTGTCAAGTATTCACGTACTCGATCACCTTCATACCCAAGAGTAATATATATTGTATCTATGTCAGTATAGCTAGCAATAATATGATCTATTACAGCATATGGTCCAACACGATTTAATGTTTTATGAAATTTAGTATAGCCAGCACTCCTAGTACCAGGCCCACTACATGGAATAAGTAAGTTTTTGCATGTTTTGTGTATAGTCTTCATTGAATATTATTTTACTTCCTGCTATTAACCGAATGTTGTCTTGATTTTTAAAACGCTCATATGTTTCATATGTTACACCACCGTCTATTGTAACATGTCTTTGCGTATCTGTCAATTTATCCAAGTCAAAGAAGCTATTTTGTACTTTAATTCCTGGGTTATACGCCATAAGCAAAAAAGAGTCTACATCCAATCTATCACATATATTATCCATTTTTTGTACTGTGTGGTATGGCTTAAATGCTAATTTAAGTCTTGGGTCTTGACTTAAGAAGTCAACACAATGTTGTTCACTGTGAAAACTTTCATAGTGTGCAAATATAACATCTGCGCTGCTATTCAGTATTGCATCCCATGCAGGATTATTACATGTTATCATGGCATGCACATCTATGTGTTCTGCAAAATGTTTTCTAGCTTCATCTATAGCTTCAGGATGACATCCTAATCTAGGAACAAAACTGCCATCCATAAAGTCCATGTGTAATCCTACTGATCCTTTTGCAAAACTTCTAGACAGATCGTTATGGGTGTTTCTAATATTAATCCAGCTATCACATATATAACTTAAACTTAATTGCATATTTTGCCTACACTTTCTTTTTTCCTATTAACATATAACGATCATACTTTAATGTGGGCAATGTTTTACACAAATAAGTATTAATATTACTTATGTGCATAAATTCCTTTAAATCTGTACAGCATCTAATATGCTCATCCAAGTCAATATAATTATTACTTTGCAATACAATAGTAGCATGATCTGGTTGATTACTTAACCATTGATCGTATTGTTCTTGTGTAATATGTTCGCAGCTAGTATTTACAACAACATCAGCAGTCTTATCTACAAATGTTGTCATATCTGCGGTTATTGCACTAAATTTTCCTTGATCCAAATAAAGTGTATTTACTGTGTTTGCAATTTCTTCACACACAGGATCTATATCTACACTTTTAATTGTGTTTATATTAATATTAGAGTTAAATAATATACTTGCAAGTACTCCATTCCACCCACCGTATATAACAATATCTAACGGTCTGACAGGCACAAACCCTACTAGGTTCTCAGCTAACCATATTTTACTATTAACTTGGCCCTTCCAAAAACTTTCAAGTGTGCGATATCGGTCATCACTATCGCGAATCGCATCCATCCAAAATAATACATCTTGTATGTTAATTTTCATTGGCATTCCGTATAGCTCAATAGGAAGTAACGGTGATTTGGAATTCATTATTGCTCTCTTAAGGTTACATAAATACTTATGTACGTATATAATAAAGGATTTTTTACAAAATGTCAAATGTTGGGTTTATAGGGGTTGGTAAACTAGGTATGCCTTGTGCAGAAGCAATAGCTAAAAAAGGTCACAATGTGGTTGGTTACGATATATCATCTAGACATAGTGATATTATTAAAACTGTAGAAACTATTAAAGAAGTTACACAAGGTAAAGATATTGTATTTGTTGCTGTTCCAACACCACATGATCCTAAGTATGATGGAGATGCACCTACTGCACACTTGGATCCAAAAGATTTTAGTTACGATATTGTTAAACAGTGTTTAGCAGAAGCTAACAAATACATGAACAAAGATCAATTATTAATCCTAATTAGTACAGTATTGCCTGGAACAACAAGAAGAGAATTTATCGATCTCGTTCCAAATACAAGATTTATATACAATCCATATTTAATTGCAATGGGCAGTGTAGCATGGGATATGGTAAATCCCGAAATGGTTATGATTGGCACAGAAGACGGAAGTGAAACAGGCGATGCAAAAAAATTAGTAGACTTCTACAAGACTATAATGGAAAACAATCCACGCTACGTAATAGGTACATGGGACGAGTGTGAATGTATCAAAGTATTTTATAACACATTTATTAGTGCTAAGTTAGGGCTAGTTAATATGATACAAGATGTTGCAGAAAAGCAAGGAAATATTAATGTAGACGTTGTCACAAAAGCACTTGCTGAAAGTGATATGAGAATTATGGGTAAACAATTTATGACAGCAGGAATGGGCGACGGTGGTGCATGTCATCCAAGAGATAATATCGCACTACGTTATATGGCAGAAAAATTAGATTTAGGTTACGACTTATTTGATAGCATTATGAATGCTAGAGAAATTCAAGCACAAAATATGGCTAAATCTGTTGCACATCTAGCAAAATTGCATCGCATGCCAGTGGTTATACACGGAAAAGCATACAAACCAAATGTACCATATCAAGAAGGCAGCTATAGCAAACTAGTAGGACATTATGTAGCACAAGCAGGTATCAGTGATATAAATTATGTTGATCCGCAAACAGGCGACTATTATAAACCCACTGGTCCTTGCGTGTTTTTGCTTGCACATAGTGCTAGTATCACATACGAATATACTGGTAAATTACAAGAAGATAAATTATATTGTGATATTCCAGACGGTAGTATTGTAGTTGACCCATGGCGTAAGTTCCAAAGCGATACTTGTACAGTTATACATTATGGAAATTCCAGGGAAATAAATAACTAGTATGAAAAACGTTTATCTCAGTCAGATGAGTTTAGAACTACCTGGTTCTAAATATTATTACTTTCCCTACAGTGTTGGTGTAGTATGGTGTTACGCATCAAATGATCCAGTAGTTAAAGAAAATTATCAATTGAAAGAACTTTATTTTTTAAAAGATGATCTTGATACTATAGTCAATAATATGGAAGATCCTGCTGTTCTAGGACTTAGTAGTTATATATGGAATACTAATTATAATGAAGAGTTTGCTAAGAAAGTTAAAGCACGTTGGCCAGAATGTAAGATTATTGTCGGTGGCGCAAATGCACCGGACAGTGATATAGAATATTTTAAAAACAAACCATATATTGATTATCTTATACACCAAGAGGGAGAAATTAGTTTTCTCGGGCTTCTTAAAAGTTTTATAGGCGAACAAGATGAAGAGAAAGTACCTGGTATTAGTATTAACCGCAATGGTGAAAGAATTACAACAGGTAAAAGTGTCAGAGTCAATGACTTAACTAATGTACCCAGTCCATACTTAACTGGATTATTCGATGACATTATAGCCAAGTACAGCAATCGTGATGATATGATATTGAACGGTATTATTGAAACTAACAGAGGGTGTCCATTCATGTGTACGTTCTGTGATTGGGGAGGTACTACATTTAGTAAAGTTAAGAAGTTCGATATAACAAGAATTGAAGCAGAAGTTAAATGGTTTGCTGAAAACAAAATTGAATACATCAACAACACTGATGCTAACTTTGGCATATTTAAAGAACGTGATATGGCTATTACTGATATGCTTATTGCTACAAAAGAAAAATATGGTTTCCCAGAAATATTTGATACAAACTGGAATAAAAATAACAATCAGGCAACAGTAGAGATGGCAAGCAAATTGTTAAATGCTGGTATGATGCGTAGATTTACTGCTAGCTTACAAAGTATGAACCCTGATGTACTTAAAGCTATTAAACGCACAAACCTAAATGGTGAGCAACTGGATAATATTGTAGATGATGCACGTAAGATTGGTATTAGTGTTAGTACTGAGATGATTGTTGGATTGCCGGAAGAAACATACGAAAGTTGGAAGGAAGGTATTTGCCAACTACTAAAAGATGATTTCATTGTGGAAAGTTATCCACTTGCATTGTTGCAAAATAGTGAAATGAATGATCCTGTATATAAAGAGAAATATGGAATTATCACAAAGAAAGTAAAAAGTTATTTTAGTAACTATGTAGACGAATGGCAAGATATGGTTGTAGGCACACGTACTATGCCAGAAAACATGATGAGTCGTGTGTGGTTGTGGACCTGGTTAACAAACAAACTCGAAGCAAACGGATTTACGCATCTTCTTAGTCGTTACTTAGAAAAGTATCATAACATTGAACAAAAAGATTTCTATGAGGCTTTACTAGAAACATTCTTGAATAACGAAGACAGTGTCTATTACCCGCACCTACAAAAATGGGGGAAACATGCTGCAGATTTACAATTCCAATACTTTATAGCAGGATTTATATACGGAGAAGTATTAGTAGATATTGGACAATACCGTAGAGCAAAATTCTTTAAAGAAGTTTATGAAGTTGCAAATAGCTTGTTGGATAAATTTGACCCTATGCTAAGTCAAGTTATCGATCTTCAGGAAAAAATTCAGAGACAAAAAGGCGAACACAAACATGTAATCAGATGTGATGCTAACCTATATGAGTATATTGTAGAAAATAAAAAATTAGAATTAGAAGAAACGAACTACGTGATTACAAATAAAAATATACAAGAGCGATTCGAAGGCGACTGGATAGCTTTTCTGAACTTTGCTCGCAAAAATAAGGGATGGACCAATGAGTTGGAAACAGCCCAAATGTCAGTATAGAGAGTATATTATTATTTGAAAGAATAAGTATTATTTGATAATGTAACTGATGTTTTAACAATATCAGTGTCAAAAATTATTTTGTCAAGTGTACACTGTTGTCCATACTTCAAAAACCATTGCCTGTCCTTCTGAGATCCATTATGATTTATTCCCATAATATGACGTCCAGGACGGTGTATCCAATGATTAACGTCTACACCGTATTGTGCAATGTTATGCTCTTTTGCAAGTTTATTCATCCATTCAATTCTTTCTTTATCTGTTTGTTCTGTATTAGTGATAATATTATCAGATTGTGGTACACAGATAGCAAACCACGGGCTTACAGTTTCCTTAGGAACCATTTCCTGTCTTTCAAGTAAATGAAAATGTTTATCATTTAATATCATTTCTAAATCTTTACCCAGACTGGCATAACTTAAAAATAAACAATGTTTTTTTGTAAAGTCAGTATTTTTTGATTTTTGATCATCTTGTGTTAGGTATTTTAAATCTTGCGGATCATCCGCTGCATGCCATTGTTTTAATACACTTCTTAAATAACTTTGTAGTCCATTACCAGAAGACATTGCAGCTTCTAGTGTGTGTATCTGATGATTTAATTCAATTAAGATCTTTTTAAATTCAGGGTCATCATTACTATTAACAATATTTACATTTTCAGCAAAATCGTCGTGAATCACATTTAGCATTTCCTGAGTATACGGCGGCTTGTCCCATCCTTCTACAATATCGACACCGTACTGATTGACTAAACTTTGACATCTAACAAAAACTTCATTATGGTAGTAGTCGAGAGAATTAATAGTTGTTGGTGACTCACTATTCATTTCAAAATCTACATGGCCCGTATCTCTATAAAATTTCCAAAGTTTTAACCATTTTTCTACTACAGTGTGATCTGTTTGTAAAGTATAGTCTAGCGAAATACTTTCATCACCACAAGAATATATTAGTGTTACCATATTCATAATTATAAAGATCCTCTATATATGTTAAATACTATTTATATAAATAAGTATGTAGTTAATGGATACCCAATGAAAGCACTGATAATTATTGATATGTGGGATAGATATCATCCTGGGCATACAAGATTTCAAAACATACTAGAACAAACTGTTAATAGATTAAGTAATGTAATAAAAAGATGGCAAGGGCCTGTTGTACTAGCTTGCTATAATACACACAAAGATCCGGTTACAAATCAATGGCAGACTACTAATTTGCCGTGGACTAGTCCTAACTTGTTGCTTGAAATAACAACAAATGATCATTCCAACAGTATTATTGATTGGGATAAGGATAGTGTGTTTGAATTTTTAGTAAAACACAACACAACAGAACTTGTGTATGCAGGTGCTAGTTTGCCTGGATGTATATTAGATAGACCGCTTGGAATAAAATCAATGCAACAACATTTTAATTGTAGTGTACTAATAGATTGTGCTATAAACTTAACCAGTACAGGTTATAATGAACAAGAAATAATCCATGACGCTTATAGATTTGCCCTCAATAACAACTACAATTTGTACACGAGTAATAACATATGATACCAGCTGAATTTTATAAAACAAAATTAGACGCTTATAGTCAAAGATATCTATATCGTCAGTATGTACGTCAACGCACAGCCCAAGATGAAAAATTTGTATTTTTTATTGCTACCACTGATCGGGATGCTCCACCAGGTAGATACGTAAATTCTAATAAAGGATTATTTAATTGGTTAGATGATATTATATTGCCCTTGGAAATAATACAAAGTGTACATAATAAAAAGTGTAGTATAATAATAGATGATTCTATAGAAGGTTTTGAAACAGAATGGGTACATCCTGGTATTTGTAATTTTTTAAATAGAAACCAAATATCCGGAGAACAAGTTTATTATGTTACAGGTAATACAGGATTTAATTCAGTTACTGAATACAATGTAATAAAAGATCATTTTGTAGTTGAAGTCGCGAATCAATATTGGGATAAAATGCACACAGATACTGTGAGTCAGATATCACAGCAACGAGCATCACAGGATTGGCTTTTTGAATTTATCTGTTTACAACAACGTCCTCGTGATTTTAGAGTAACACTTAGAAACAAACTAAGAAATTTGTATACAACACAAACAAGTGTTTGTACTATGAAAACAGGAACCCCTGGCGAATACATATACGATAGCGATTGGATAGAAAGTAATCCGCTGGATTCAAAGTTACAAAGTGTTTATGAATGGTGGGAAATAGAACCTAATAACTTTGCACGTAGTAAGGTTGCAGTGGTAAGCGAGTGCAGTTATCAAGGATTAGATAAGAAGTTTGTTACTGAAAAAACTTTAAAAAATTTGCTATTCCCTCAACCTTTTGTACTATGCGGGCATCAGCATCAGATTCAGGAACTTCGTAATATTGGATTTAATTTCTACGATAATATCGTAGATCACAGTTATGACGCACAAGATGATACCACACGTATGGATTCAATGATAAAAGAATTAGATAGGTTAATTAACAAACAAGTATTGTTAGATGAATGTCTTGAAGTGGTTAATCATAACAAACAAGTTGCAAATTTATATAAGCCTTACAAAACAGCATTAGAAAGGATATACTATGACACAGATAACCTTAGCATTTAGTGAATTGCCAAGACCAGAGTTTGATAATACTGATCCCAATGGCTCTAGCCAACTTACGACCAGTGCTGACGAAATACTCGATAATCAATTACATTCTCTAAAAACTATTAAATTCAATGTAGTAGATACTGAATATTCACGTATATTTTTAGACCAATGGGAACGTACAAAAACCGTTGACAATACAAGATCAATTATATACAATGTATATGAGGAAATCAGTAAAGAACAATTAGTTGTTAACCAAAAAGAAATGTTGGCAACAATTGAAACTATCACAAAAAACTGGCCTGAATATCCAATTTCAGATGATATTGTAATTGTTATTAACGAAGATGACCAACAATTGGCCAAATTAAATGCATTGCATGAATATTTTGAAGACACAAGTCATGCTAACAATAGCAGTGAAAAAAATATCGAACTTTATAATCTATTAGAAAGAATAAATTACCTAGTTCATAAAATGGAAAGTGGCGCTAGTACGTCACCGTTACGACACACAGTTATTAGAGCAGATAGTAGAATTCAGGAACATTATCGTTTAACGACAGAAGACTATGCAAATTTTGAAGCTATTCAAAGTGGAATACTATACATTGACTATGCTACTGTAGGGAAAGATTTTCATACATGTCATGTCACCAATGACATTGAATTAGTTAAATTAAAAAAAGTAAGTCCACAAGAGTTTATTTTACCTAGTATGATTTTTACAGTAGAACATCGGGGCCGACAAAATGAAAAATTCTACAAAGCTCGTAGTAGAGCAATGAAAAGGCATGCAGAGTACTGGGTCAACAAAAATAATTTGTCTGAATATATTGATGTTAATGATCCCAAGCATACGTACGGTCGTATACGATTGGGAGAACCTGTTAATGAAATAACTATAGATCAATTAACAGATATAAATTCTACCCATCCGTATTTGTATGGGGCATATATCGAATGAATAATATGCTATGGGGTCCATTTACTGCAAATGGTCACGATTTAAATTCTAGTCGAATAGTATTGTTTCAAGAATATCAAAAGAATGTATTTGAAGCAATTCATACGTATAAAGAGCATTCTCATACTCATTCTCATACTAAAATAGTACCTAATAGAATCATATATTTTGAGTCTGCAAAAAGGCTTTTTGATTTCTTAAAGGATGAACAATTCTTAGGAGATCCAAAAACTCTTACATCTAGTATACCAAAAAATCATGAAGAACTAAGAACACAACGAATAGAAAAAGATAAGCGTACTTTTAATTCTCTACCGATAGAAGTCAGAGAAGCAATTAAAGACGATAATACGTTAGTGTACATTGATCATTCAATTGAAGGTTGGGATAATATACTATTTGATCGGGTGTGTGAAATTTTTGATATACCAAAAGAAAGACTTGTTTGGATTACATCTATATATAGACTCCGTAACAAGCCTCCATTCACTGAAGTGAAATCTTTATACTATAATTTTTGGGAACACAATTTACACACTCACATAGCCCGTGATAAAAATAATGAGCGTATGTTTGAACAGCAAATACAACACTCATTGGATTTAAAACCAAGACAGAAGTTATGTACTTCGTATATGCGTAGACGTAGACATGCCCGTATGACTATGGCTATGTTATTAAAAGAGAACGATTTATTGAAAGATATATATTGGTCACTCGGAACTCTGGTAGATGGTAACAGAGAGTTAAAAAGTGTATTAAGGCAATTAGATTATATAGTTAGTATTGTAGAAAAATCACATCCAGGACTATTGAACAAAGATACAATAGATTGGGCTTATTCGATTGATAAAAATATAACATGTGATGACAATACATTAGATACTAATTTAGCACTTGGGTTTTTAACATGGGAGCATATATTTGATACTAAATTTATGCTTGTCAATGAAACTATACCGGGAAATCTAGTACATAATACTTCTACGCTTAGGCCATTCTTATCTGAAAAAATTTATAAACCGTTTGCCGCAGGTCAAATGTTTTTAGTACACGGTTGTGCAGGAACAGTTGCAGCGATCAAAGAAAAGGGATATAAAACATTTGATGGATTTATAAATCATAGTTATGATAATGAATTATGTCCAACCACTAGAGCAAACATGATAGCTAAGGAAATGAAAAGATTATCACAAATACCAGAAGATGTTTGGTTAAAGCATCTACGTGATATTGTACCTCAGTTAAGATACAACTATGATCATTTTATTAATTGCAATCCTATAGTAACTACTAGTAATAATGGATGGTAAGTAGTTAACAAAAGTAAACTCTATTTATTTTTAACACTTTCGCTGACTTTTTTCCATGTTTGATTTGTTTCAGTACCACAAAACATACTACATACTCTCAATCTTTTGTTTGTGATGTCATTATCTCGCCAATTGTCTGGCCAATCAGTTTGGAATATTTTACTATTAACAATAGACTCTAATGTGTTGTTATTCAAACTAATCTTATCACGGCCTCCACTGTTTACAAATTCTCTAAGTTGTACAGCTTCTGGCGTACCAGGTGCATATAATTTTCCTGCTGTCATACAGCAAGGAAATACCAAGCCTTCTGATGTTATAAAAATACTTCGCTTATTAAGTACTTGGCAATCAATACAAGTATTACCCAACTTAACTTCCCACTCATTCAATGGAGTTGATGCATTGTATTTAAATTTAACATGTTTGTTTTTTGTATCTGGATTTTGATTACCGTCAACAATATCTTGAATTATTTCTGTATTATTAGACTTTCCATCAGGTGCATGAATACTATATAGGAAATTGTTTTGTTCATTGTATACACCAAAACTAGACTTTTTATTATTGTTAATCATTGTATCTTCGAATCCAAATGCTTCCTTTGCATAAAATTTAGTGATTCCTATCTTCTCTGCTAGTTGTCTAGCTTCTTCAACTTGATGTTGGTTGTGTTTAAAAACTAAAAACTCCCATTTGCTATGACCCGGACCGCTAGCATAGCTTTCCATTGCTGTAATAATTTTATCCCATTTGGTGCCTCTTCTGTAGATCCAGTTTGTATTTTCTAAACCGTCGACACTAAATGTTAGATGTCCATTGGTATTAATTATCTCACTTAGCTCAGCCCAAAACTCAGGAGTTCTTCCGCTGGCGTTAGTATTCATAGTAATTTCTATTTTTGGATTAATGTCCTTTGTGTACCTTAGTATATCCAACAACTCAGGATTTGTCATTGGATCACCATAGTTTCCACACAAACTAATACCTCTAAGATTTTTTAGAAAGTCTAGGTTAAACCAATCTTTGAACTGATTAAATGTAATGTATGTTTCTACCATATTTTCAACTTTTTGTCCGCCAGAATATCTTCTGTTGCATATAGCACATAAAGCATTACACAAGCTGCTCGCTTCTAAATCTAAATATTGGAGTTCATTGAATGTGTACATTTATTTTTTTCCAAATATTATCACTAGCAATTGAAGTACCTTCAGTGTTCCAATGTGCATCAGTATCTGAAAGCCAATAGTTTCTAACATTGGGTAAAATGTATTTTATTTTTCTTAGGTTGCTAGATTGTTCTAATTTACTAAGTTGCTCACGAAATATGGTTTTATCTTGGTTATTAAGCCAGTGTAAACATCTATCAGGTAACCAATAATAGATAGGTATATTTGTCGCACGTGATATCCAGTATAATCTTTTAACGGATAATTGTAAATTTATTAAATTTGTTACTGGTGTCACTTGGTATTGATAATAATGTTCCCATTGTTGTTTCGCATACTCAAACACTTCTGGAACGCTGGAAGCCCGAATACGTTCTTTAGAAATATGATGATTAGGTACTAATTTTTCAACCCATTGATTGTTATTATCAAATATACTACTATCTGGCTTATCACCAATCTGTGTATACTCGGTATTATAATATATGGTATCTCTTAATCCATCAGTTAGTCCAACAAAAATCACAGGACTATCTTGATGTGTGTTTATCCATTGTTCTAATCTCATTAAAATATCGACATTACTAGATCCAGGATTAGCAAGATTAAGATAACAGTTCTTAGGGTCTAATTTAGATAAATTAGCGTCGATAGTTTCATTATGAGGCAAGCCTTGTCCAAATATAAAGCTATCTCCAAATAAAGGAATAACCAATCCTTCATTATTCACATATTTTGTTATGTCAGACCTAGTAGGTATATCATATTGCCAATTCTCTTCTGGGGAGTGAGGACCGATTGGTAATCCCTTCGCTTGCCCGTGCCATTTAATATCTGAAAATATAGATAGCTTATTACTTTTCATTGAATTCTTCCAAAAAATCTTGTATGTTGTGTCCACGAATTTTATCAAGCCGCAGTGTATATTCTAACGCATGTTTCCATTTTTCTGGTCTGTCTGGACCGCCAAACATATTTGTTAACTCATTTACTTTGTACTCTGGAAAAGAGTTATGTAATTTTGTATGTACAAGATCTCGCATTTCCTTGGGAAGTACTGCTGGACTTAGAATAGCTGGATCGTATACATAGTTATGGTGTACCCATACTCCATGTTCTCTATGAAAGAAGTCATAAAAGTCGCCTAAAGTACTATAGTTCATAAAGCTCACGGTTTGTGTTACGTCTAGTTCAAAATCCTCTTGTTTAAGACGCAGGAAATTTTTCATTACATCGTCCCATTTGGTAGGATATCTAATATATTCATTTCTCTTACCCAAGTCATCTATACTACAACTAACCTTTACATGATCAAATTTTCTCCATAACTCAATAACTTTCTCATTCATTAATGTCATGTTAATATTGTACCATAGCTTAATATCAGTTTTGCCTAATTCAACAAGTCGTTCTAAGAACTTAAAGTGCTGTTTGATTAACATAGGCTCACCACCATTAATATAAAACGTTTTTACATTATCACAATGTTTGAGTAAATCTTCCCAAAACTCTTCACGTTCCGGCCAACGAAAGCCTTGCATTGTATTATAATCAGTTAGTTTGAATGATAAACTATTTTGTAATTTGTCATAATCATTACGCCACTTACTACTACTTGCCGGATTGCATGTTCTACAAGCAACATTACAAGTATTACCCAGACGTAGCTCTACAAATTCTAGTTGTACATCTTGTATGTAGCCTTGCGCATCAGTTGCTAATTGAGCTACATCTTGTGTATATTCGGGATAATTTTTTATTTCCTCTAGACGTTTACTAGTCATACCTTTTGCTTCTTCGCTAAAACAACGCATACATGCTTTAGGCTTTTTACCTTCCAATACCTGCAATCTTGCTTGTTTAAATGTATCACTATTCATAGTATCATGTACAGTATCAACATTTAGATTAAAATACTTGTTGTCTGTTCTACTACTGCTGAGTGCCTGTCTGTGATCAGCAATACAACAATGAGTAACACCACCGTGCGGGTGTGTTGCTAAGTGTTGAAATAACAGGGGGCAAAATGTATTACTCATAAAATTCCTCAAGCTCTGGCAAAATATCATTTAACGATTCAGATCGTATTTCATCCAGTTTTCGAGACCAACTTACAAAGTAATTAAACTTATCTACTTTTTTATCTAGCAAAAATTTCTTGTATGCTTCTAACTGGATAAAATGAGTGTCTGTAATATTATAATCTCGTATATACTTATCTACCTTTTGTAGTGCTATTTGTAATACAGAATCAGGCAATACTTGTGCCCTTAGATGTTCAGGAAATTGTACAATGTTAATAAAAAAATCATTTTTTGTTACCCATTTTTTATCAATACAATACTGAAAAAAATCAATGCAGTGTAATGCATTATAAGCACTAACAGTACAGTTTATTTTAAAATCAACTTCTGGACTAGTTGCTCTTAGATGCTCTATGTTATTCTCAATATCTTTCCACACTGTGCCACGACGAATATATTCAGCATGCTTTCCGTAACCATCTAAACTTGCTTCTACTCTAACACTTTTAAAATGCTTCCATAGATCAATCACATTATGTTGTTTATATACGAGCTTGCTCAAATTACTGTTATAACTTAGTTCAATATCTGTTTTGTTATTTTCAATAAGATATTCTAAGATTCTATAGTGCTCATCCATTATTAATGGCTCACCACCTGCAAAGTAAATTTTTTCAACAGTATCAATCCAAGTTTCAATATCATCCCAAATTTCTTCAATCGTATTTTTTACTCTCGTAATACGTGGCCAAGAGCCTTCGTTCATTTGTTCCCATTCGTCCTTCCACATACTACTAAAGTCTGGTCCACAGCTTCTACACTTAAAATTGCATATGTTACTAAATCTTATATCCATATACGACATATCCACTTGTTCAACGGTGCCATCAGGCAATGTTGAATCGATATTTAAAAATTTATGGCTAAATGATTTGTTCATGTGTTGGCGCATACTAGTGCTACCAAAACGTTCTGTTTCAAAACATTTATTACATGCAGAATGTTTTTTATTTGCCAACATTGTTAAACGTAATTCTTTCATACGCTCACTGTTCCAAATTTCTGTAAAGCTAGACTCACGTGAATTACCAACACTATAATCATACGATGCTAAACAACAGGGATAAACTTTGCCATTAGCAAAAGCATGTAAGTGAATCCATGGGAGTATACACATGTTATCTTTCATCATAACTCTCTTTTATAATGCTATAAAGCTCTGGAAATGTTTGTATGAAAGATTCTTTACGGTATTGATCTGCTCCTCTGGTTTCTTGTACAAAGTTAGTAAATTGTTGATGGTCACCTGGTTGTTGTAAATGATTAACAATAGGTACAAGTGACTCGTCTGTTAATTCATTTGAAATTTTTGATTTATACTCTTGTGGTATGTGCCTAATATCGTAGTGTTGTGGATAATAAACTATGTTATTAAAGATATATGTGTCAGGGAATTGGTTTAAGTATTTGTGAATCCTGGGCAGATAGTATATGTTTAGTGTACTAATAGTCACAGTAAAACTAATACCTAGTCGTACTCCCTGACTTTGTTGAAGTTCACTAAACTTTCTAATATTATCGTCTGCTAGATTCCAACTTTTTCCATGGCGTATATAATTAAAATGATCTCCTATACCGTCTATACTAATGTTAAGTCCAACTGTCTCAAAATTATCCAGCATTTTGTTTACAAAATCTTCATCAAACACTGTAGCGTTTGAACTAAAATTAAGACTAATGTGTTTACTATTTCCATTATCAATTAGCATGTTTACGAGTTTTCTAAAGTCTTTACTGTACAACGGCTCACCGCCCATTATTTCTAATCTTTGTACTGTTTTACTCCAGTCATCCAACTCAGTCCACATCTTACTTGTAATTTTATTGTTAAAGTCTACAGACATCTCTCGATGATCAAATTTGTGAACACGATCATTCCACTCAGTATTCCATTTGGTACTGTGTGTCGGGCCACAAGTTCTACACTTTAGATTACAAACATTACCAATGTTTATTTGTAGGTCTTTGGGTATAACTTGTAAATTATTATAATCTACATTTATATTAAACGTCTTAAAGATATCATTGTATATTAAACGCTTACTTTGTTTACCATTACGTTCATCATTCCAACAAGTATTACAGTTACTAGGATATTTTTCCTCTAACATATCTTTTCTAAGTTGAATCATGAACTCTGAATTTATAATGTCGTGTATGCTATCATCAGCAACATTCATTTTACGTTGGTCTTGTACAATAAGATCTTTAGCAATACAACAACTTCTAACAAACCCACTAGGCTCACTACTAGTATGCCCCCATGCTAAAGCACATAGATTCTTATTCATATCTACACCACCAGTCATACAACTCAGGGTCAGCACGATAAATGTCTTTTAATCTAAACTGTTCTTGTCTAATTTGATCTAACCTATCTTGATAACCTTTACCGTTCTTAAATTTTTGCTCATGTGTGTCTGGAAATTGTTCAGCAAATGTCGGACGATTTTTCATTTCACTAAGTGTATTTACAAGAGTCATTTGTCGATGTGTAGCACGTGGTTCCATATACGCAAGTAATTGATCAATTTTACGATCTAATATATGCCTTGGCCATGCAAACGGACTCATTACAATGTCAGGATGAAATGCAAACATAATTTTAGTTTCCATACTTACATCTAATTCTAAACTTAAATCAAATAAGTCACGTAAACTAAACATACCTGGACCAGTAATAGTTAAATCAAAACGCATTTTTTCTTTGCCGCCAGGTAGTGCTAATCCTTGCTTAAAGTTATCAAGCCATTCTTCCCATACAATGCCTTTGCGAATAAACTCTACAATATCTCCTGTACCATCAATGCTTGCACACATTAGCCAATCTTTAAACTGTGGTAAGTAATCATACAAGTTTTTTCCCTTGAAGTCAATCCTTGATAAATTACTATTATAACGCAAGTAACAATTTTTCGCACTGCCGTTAAGGGTCATTTCTTCTAGTGCCCACCAATGCATATCATACATTAGTGGCTCGCCGCCTACCCAATATATTTCTTCTACAATACCATCACTGATAGCTTGTTTAAATTCAGGCTCAGCTACATGCTTTTGGAAGTTATTCATTTTCTTTTTAACTTCAGGAATCATAAATGGTTGGTGTTCAGGGCTCCACAAATCATGTTTCTTTTTTTCAGCTTCCCATGCACTGCTCAATTGCTCGCCGCACATTCGACATTTAAAGTTACACAAATTACTATAACGATAGTCAAATGATATAGTAGGCATAGTTGTATAGCCATCATCATCTGTATTATCAAATGCTTCTTGTATTTTGTCTTTGAATAAGACACCAGTAAACCATTTACGATATGAACTTAACGACAATGTATCATCATTGCATACATCACATTGACTAATACGCTCTCCTGCCATTAGTTTTTTTCGTATGTCACGCATGTATTCACTGTTCCAATGTTCTTCTAGTGTAAGTGGATTAAACTTATCAGCGTCTGTCTCACTTTCACGTATTTTCCCATACTTTTCGTCATTGGTTGCATCTATATATTGTTTTTGAAAGGTGTGTTCTTCTCTACTGGCACAACATAATCTGCGCTCTCCTTGTGGACTAATATAGGTGTGTGTCCACGGTGCCATACAAAAAGTCTTGTTTTCACTATCCTCAGCACAGCTTCCATCGTTATTCCATTTTGGTTTAATTTTTGTCAATATCATATTCCATAAACTCAGGCCATAGTTTTTTCCAACTGTTATTTCTTCTTATATCTAATTTAGATAGAAATTTTAACCCGTTTCTAAAATGCCATAACTCTGGCTCTGCACTATTCATATGTTCTAAGCAAGCATCTACTACTTTTCTTCTTTCATCAGCTATATCTAAATTATCTCTGTACTCTGAAAGTTCTGTAGTATACATATCTTTGATAGGTTTGGGTAAATTAACAGATGAAAATCGTTTAGGCTCTACTGCCATATTATATGTAAACTGCTGACTTCCCTTAGGCGCACGCCAATGAAATGGGTCCACATGCATCTGATCAACAAGATAATCTAAGAATTTTGGTATATTCCTTATGCTTAAATTTGTTATTGTAATTTGTGGAAGTACATGTACTTCTGGCATTTCGTTTTTTATTGTGTGCCAGTTTTTTACAATCTTCTCCCAATTACTTCCGTAGCGTTGATACTCACCAATGTCGTCGACTGCATCGATACTTGCTCTTATACTAACCCATTTAAATTGTTTCCATAAGTCTAGTATATCTATTTTTTTGTATTTTAGTGTTGACAAGTTAGTGTTATACTCAAGTTTTATATTAGACGCCAATCCTCGGCGCACTACTTCATTTAATAATGTGTAATGATATGGTGTCATCAAAGGCTCACCGCCTGCAAAGTAAATTACTTCTAGTTTGTTATCAACAATTGTTAAAATGTCTTGCTCTGTATTATTGGATAGTGTAATAAACTTACTGGCACCCTCTTTTACTTGATATTTTAGTGCAGATCCGTCTTCATACCAACTACTACTAAGAGCATGCCCACACATTACACAAGCCATATTACACATATTACTACTTCGAATATCTAAATATCTTAATGCAAAGTCAGGTGTTGTATTTTCGGTTATTAACTCGCCGTAATCATTATTCAACCGTGTTCTTAGACTGTTCCCATTTCCAAATTTTTCTTGATTATAACAAAACTTACAAGCATCTTGTAATTTACCATCGAGAAGATCTTGTCTAAAATTACTCGCAGTATCACTTCGCCAAGCATCTTGTACAGACATTTCATTTGTATTTCCGTAGTTAATACTTTGTGCAGTACAACAAGGATTTACTTGTCCGTCAGGGTGTATGTATAAGTGTACCCAAGGCGCAGCGCAAATTACTCCATTATCTTCTTTCAAACTTCAACTCCACCTAACGCATCCGTTTTTGTATCCCATCCGCCTATTGCTTCGTGTTCGTCATCACCACCTGTATATTCTTCAGTAGTGGCTGGATCACCAGCTCTATCATTTACAAAGATAGTTTCTTTATTTTCGATTTGTTTACGAGTTGGCACAATTGCATCAATACTTTCAAACCATTCAGCAAATGGACCTGGAAAAGTTTCTACAAAGTTTTTATTTCTACGCACATCATATTGGGCAAAGAATGCTTTAAAATCGTTGTATAGTTTAGGCATATCTGCTGTGTTTTTGTGAGGAGTTTTTACAATGTCCAAATAGTCTATAAGTCGCTGTACACTAGCACGTTCTCCATCATTTAACATTTGTTGAGGGCGTTCACTGTTAAACCATAACTGTAGCTTATCTTTATAGTGACGCTTAATTTCTACTGGAATAATTGCACAACTTTGAAAACTAGGAAAACGTAAAATGTTTAATGTCATAGTAGGCGCACGACGACCATAAGTTTCACGCAAGTCTAACATTTCGTCCATAAACTCTGTAATAGTAGTTAAGCACAATGAATTGATTGTCATCATCATATGTAATTTAGATACATTTGATTCTTTAAGAACACGATGAATACTACTCATCCATAAATCATAATCTAGTCCATCACGTATATATTCTGCCTGTGGCTTTGTCGCTTCCATAGATGTGTAGATTTCAAAGTTAGGAACATGCCAAGACTTTTCAATTAACTTGTCTAATACCTTGGGTGTTTGTGGCGATAAGTTACTATTAATGGCAAACCTCATTTGTCTACCTCTGTCAGGATTTTGCTCGAACCAATCAAATAATTTCCATGTACCCGTATGCATAATAGGTTCACCGCCTGTAATACGAATCTCTTCTAAGTTATCAGCAAGTCCTTCTTCCCACCATTTATGAAATGCCTGAATATAAGGATTGTCTTCTTGTTTCTTTGTTGCTGGTTCTGCCCAAGGAGCAGTATCTGAGAAATGTCCACGGCCGTCACTTTGAATATTTTGATAAGCACCGTAGTCGTTGATGTCTTTAACCCAGGCTGTACTAAACGCTGGATTGCAGTATGAACATTTTAAGTTACACGCACGATCAAAAGAAATTTCAAGTGTACGCAACATAACATTATCGTCCCATGGCATCTCTGTACTCTTGGCTATATCTTTGTCTTTAAAGATTTCAGTTTTAAACACACGGTCACTGATATGATCCTTTCCCATATCTTCAACTTTCCAACAGTATTCACACTCAGCAGGACGTTCGCCTTTGAGCATCATTTTTCTCATTTTTTTCTTATGAGATGTATTATGAATAGCAGTATGATCTTTTTCAAGTTCATCCAATGGGATCCAATGTCCTGGTGGGTGATGGCAACTAGTAGTTTGTCCATGACCTAACCATATAGTAGCATTATACCACTTAGCCGCACAATAACTAGTACTAATACTATCAATCATACGTTCTTTATATGCCTGTAATGATTCGCTGTGTTTACGCATATGTTTACTTGTCCTTCATTCTATAATACTTCTATTTAATTTCTAAGATGATGTATAACAATCATTCCACCAACCACTAAGCTCTGGAAATACTTCAATAAAGTTTGTATTTCTTCTATGATCAATTTGATTAAAATATTCCCAAAACTGTTTCTGCCGAAGTTGCAATTCATCTTCACTGATCGATTCTGCTCCCGACTTAATCCATGCAATGTCCCTTTTAACTTTTTCAATTTCATGATCTAAAAATCCATGAAAAGTTGTATCATAATCTTCTTTGGCTCGGTTACTTTCCATAAATTCCACAGCATCTTCCATATACTTCATTACCTCAGGTATATAATGTATGTTCTGTGCAGACATCCATGTAGGCTGCCTAAGATAAGGTATATCAAAATATATACGTTGTCTCTGATATCTCACAAATGGACCTCGGTGTTTTCCTGTTTCATCAATAGGAGAATCATTTACAATATTTTGATTATCAAATCCAAACTCTACTCGAAGATCTAATATCATTTGTAAGTATTGTTGTATTCTCGGAATACTTAGTAAGTTAAATGTGTTAATAAAAGTGACGCTGGTTCCTGTAGTCTCAGATAATATGCGCTTTGTATTCTTTAACACAACATCATAATCCATACCAGTACGAATGTATTCAGCCTGTTCTCCTACACTATCAAAACTAACAAACAAATTAAAATGTTTGATAGCAGGTGCAACAAAAAAGTTATTATCAGTATAAGGATTAATTTTGTTTTTATCTTCCCAGATCCTTGTTGTTTCTATCTCTTGAAGATGTTCAACAAATTTATCAAAAAGTTTAGGTTGAGGAGGACACATATTACTAGTAATACTAATTTCAATATCTTGATTAGGATTGTCGTTTACATATTTTAATACTTTGAATGTATTTTTATCCATGAGAGGTTCGCCACCTGTCATACGAAATATCTTCAAATCTTTGTATAGGTCAGGCCACCACTTCCAAAATGCTTCCACATATGGGTTTTCTTTTGCAGCGCCTTTAATCGGCATCAGTCCTATTTTGTCTAAATGTTCTTTATCATTATGCACAAAGTCTGTTAAGTGGAATGCTCCATGATCGTCAATCTCTTTTTCCCATTCAGTACTCAAATGCGGACTACAATATGTACACTTGAAATTACATGCTTGATTAAAATTTACCTCTACGTAACGTGGATTAATGTTTTCATCCCAACTGCCTTCCAATACCTCATTCCAGCCGTCAGTTCCTACCCATTCTTCCCCACTTCGATAATGTCTATCACTCAGATCCCCTTGATCTTCTAATTTCCAACAGTAACTACATCCTGCTGGCCTTTTACCTTCAAGCATTTCTTTACGCTGTAATGCTTTTTCTTGAGTATTGTGTAATGCCTTAGGATTATTTTTTAACTCACTAAGCGGTATTTTATGCGTAGGTGGATGATAACAGCTCTGAGTCAGTCCTTGCGGTAAGTGCAGACTAACTTGTAGCCACTTAGCCATACACATGCTAGGACTAATATCATTTAGCTTTTCTTTAGTACGTTGTGCATTAGAAAGATAATCTTTCATTTAATGTCCTTTAATATTTTATTTTTTCGCAGTCTTTCCATACTGCACTTAGTTCAGGGAAAGTTTTAACAAAACTTGTGTTACGTCTGGAATCTAGTTGTTTAAAGTAATTGTAAAATTGAAACTTTCTATTTTTTACATCGTCTAATTTAATCTTAGAATTTTTAATAATTGAAATGTTTCTTTTTACTTTAGCTATTTCAAACTGTGTAAACCCTAATCCTTGCTCCGTCTCTCGGTTTTGCTCCATAAACTTAACACAATCGTCTAGAATATCTAGCATATCTGGATAAAATACAGCAAAGTCTGCATTCATCCAAATTGGGTCGCTGAGTAGTGGAATATCAAACCAAATTCGACATAGGTCTTTACTTTCACTAAATTTCATTTTAAGTTCTAGTATATACTCTAAAAAATGTTTGAATCCAGTGATACTTAAAAAATTGAAAGTGTTAATAAAAGTTATCTCACTGTTTTTTGTATTACGTAAAAACTTATGTACGTTATCTTGAAACACTTGCCAATCTAATCCATTACGTATATATTCCGCTTGTTTTCCCACACTATCTATACTTGCAAAAAGCATAAAGTTTTTGATTCTGGGAACGTTTAACATGACTCCCTGATTGCCTTCTTCATCGCTTGGTGGTGCACCCAAGCACTTCCATTCTAGATTTTCATTTGGTTTAAACCAAATAAGTGTATACAAAAAATCTCCATGTTCGGTTCTGTTTCTACTGTCAAATTCTAATCCAATATCTTCTAGTGTTAAACGCTGTTTTTTTGGATCAATAGTAGGATCGTCTACAGTAGAGTCATCTAATACAATAGCCCTTTGCCAATTCTGCCAATTAATAGCTGGATCAGATTCAGCAAAATAAGTAACTTCTTTTAAAATTCCACGATCAATCCAGTCATTATAAACTTCTTGTGTAATATCATTTTCGATATTTTTAATATTAGTTATAAACTGATCAAAAAGTTTAGGTTGAGGAGGACACATGTTACTAGTAATACTAAGCTCAAGTAATTGATTAGGATTCTTGTTTACATAATCTAATACTTTGAATGTATTTTTGTCCATAAGGGGCTCACCGCCCGTCATGCGAAATACTTTAAGCTCACTATATAGGTCAGGCCACCACTTCCAAAATGCTTCCACATATGGGTTTTCTTTTGCAGTGCTTTTAATGGGCATTAGTCCTTTATCAACAAGTGCATCAATATCATTATGTTTATTATAGCCTATATTAATTGGGCCGAATTTGTCAATCTCTTTTTCCCATTCAGTACTCAAATGCGGACTACAGTAGGTACATTTAAAATTGCAACTTTGGTTAAAGTTTACTTCCACATAATGAGGATTAATGTTTTCATCCCAACTGCCTTCTAAAACTTTATCAAATCCAGATTGCGCCCAGCCTTCTCCACTTCGATAATGCCTATCACTCAGATGTCCTCGATCTTCAATCTTCCAGCAATAACTGCATCCTGCGGGTCGTTTTCCCTCCCACATTTTTTTTCTTTCAAGAACTTTATGTACAGTATTGTGAAGTGCTCGTGGATTATTTTCAAGCTCAGATAATGGTATATTGTGTACAGGAGGATGATAACAACTTTGTGTAAGCCCAGCAGGTAAATGTATACTAACTTGTAGCCACTTAGCCAAACAAAAACTAGTACTAACAGAGGACAACTGTTGTTTAATTTCATCTTCGCCATCAAGATTACGTGAAATTGAAAATTTAACCATAATGTCTATTCAATACTGTCATTGACTTGTTCTTCACGTACCATTGCGCCCAATCTATGTGGATTCTTGTATACGGTTTTAAAGAATCTACTGCCAACCCTTCCCATATCTGCAATTTCTAAGTCTAATACTGAACGAAGGTTTTCGCCTATCTCTATAGTTTTTGCTGTTACCTTGTCAATATCCCATGATACACCAGTGTTTACACACAATTCATTTCCGCCCTCAAACTCTGGGAATAACTCAGTTGTAAAGTAATTACTAAGCCAATCAAAGTCTCTGACATTTTTCCAATCCCATGCATTACGTTGTATATTAGTCATTTGGCATCCAAGTCGTGCACCATACATTGCCCAAATTCCATTAGTAACGTCTTCGCCAACACTCATCCATACCATCAGTCTCTTATAATTTTCACGATATATGTGTTTAAGTTTTGCAGGATCAACTACATTGCCATCTTCTAGTCCCATCTTAACACCTTCACGAAACCCTGCACGCCAAGCCTGTAGTGGGCTACCATTGTTCATTACATCACAGTAAATATTATTCATTTGTACATAGTTAATATTCCAACAAAAGTCAACCTGTGCTCTTTTATCACTTGCAGGGGCGGCTTCATGTGTACGCATACGGTTAACAACATCAACGGGCCAACATTTAATACCGCCGTTACCATATACCAAACCATTTACTGTATTTTTACCTGCCCAACTAATGACGTCATTGCTTTTGATTCGGTCCATATCAACTTCTACATTGAAAAAATCTTCTCTTACTACATTATCAGCATCAATAGTAATAAATCGTTCAGTGTCACTCATAGCAGCGGCGGCTTTATGTGCGGCGTCACTTCCCCATACACCATGACTTCGTTTAGCCCAAGGCGCCTTTTCAAGTAAGTCTGAATAATTTTTATCAGCATTAGGCTCGTCATAGCTAATAAAAATTATATCAAATTCAGTAATTGGTACTAAATTTGTCATATTGTAATCTCCTCTTGTGCAAACGTAATATTGCGTATATTGTCTGATACTAATATTTTACATTGGTCTACATTATCAGTCAAGTTTAAATTTATTTCTTGTTTCCAACCTATTTTTTCAAATGGTATTTTTATTGTTGATAATAAGCTATTTGGATCTTTTTTAGTAATATAAAAAGTCAAGTCTCCAAAAATTTTATGTTCCTGTGGATCACTAAAATTACTACGCATAACCCATCCATTAGTTGTATTACTTATTACAAATGTCGGTACTTGAATTTGTCCAGGTTCATAAATTTTAGCATGATATCGTTTATGACTTTTATTACTTGTATACTCAGCACCAACAAAATATTCCTTAGTTCTAATAGAATAACTTTTAAAAATTCTTCTTGTTAAAATTTGTATATCATCTAAACTACATATCGTTCTCAGATGACTCATATCAAAAATACGAAATCCATCATTCATAAGATCAATAGGATCAATTTCATATGTAGACATCAGATAGCTTGGGTTCTTTTTACTAATCAGATAAAATTTAATTTTACTATACTGACTTTGCGAACTTTGTTTTTTAACGTGTCGAGCACCAGTCATTCTATATACTGTGTCTTGATTAAAATTTACTTCCATTTTCCAATCATTTGTATACAAGATAATGTTAACGTCACAATTTTTGTTATGATACTCAGGTATCATACTAAGTTGGTCTTCTTCCTTTTTAATGGTAAGTTTTTTACTTTTCGCCATCAAGACGAATCCATCTTTACTCTCAGACACAACAAAACGGCGTGGGTCTAATTCCCCAAGCATTATTTTTCTAGCATTGTCGTCATTAGTCTTAAGATAAGAATGCTTGCTAGGTTTTGGTTTATTTGAAATTTCAACAACCTGACCATCCCATTCTTCATAGTATACAAAGTAATCAGCTGGAGGTTTATCCACTATAAATTCACTTAGTGACAGAAAGTTTGAGGTCATCTATTATTTCTTTCGTTATAAATTGCTCGTCACCGTAATGAATAATTCCAGAAGACAATTTATGATTTTCTATAATTATATCACCATCATCAGTGTACCAACTGTTAAGCATTTCTGTCCAGTTTTTTGGAATATCAGAGTGCCATAATCCTTGACTACGATTATCAAGATCATAAAAATCATCCATCCAAATACCAATGTTATCTTCTTGGTTTAGTAAGTATGTTACGATATTTGTTAAAACATTCTTATTAAAAGTTTCTGGTCTTTTCTCATTGAATATTTTTGCATACATATCTCGCCAGTTTTGAAAAACTGGATCTGCCATTTTAAACCATTCAATAGCCTCATCAGTTGATTTATCAAAGTATATCAAATGACTATAATGTTGTGATAGTTTGTAATGACTTTCAAATTCAAATTTACTGGTTTTCTGTGCAATTCCATTTCTAAAATTTCTAGCAACAATAGGCATAGCTATACTTTTGTTTTTAAATTGTTGCCAAAAAAGGTCTATATCAACATTTAAAAATAACATATCATTATCAATATACACTGTTTCATTGAAAGGAGAACAATGATACATTTGCCATAAATTCGTGCCATGAAATCCATCTTTATATGCTGAATTACCAAATTTTAATTCAGTTATATAATCAAAAACATCATGGTATACGTCCGGTACATCGTCAAGTTTTCCCTGATCAACTACTAAGCATATTTCAGAATTAGGGTCACACTTTTTAATACTACATGCTAATGCATAATTATATTGAATTTGGTCAGTTTCAGTATTAATTCCCAGTGTTATGAATCCTCTACTCATACTCTTCATCTCCATTTAATACTTTTAATGAGTGTGTTAACTCTTTAAGAATACTTGGTGCATGTCGAGCCAATGCACGTTTATTCATAATATGCAGATTTTCATTTTCAGTTCTGACTAATAAATTTTTCCATTGTTCTTGTCGATTATGTGCCAAGAAAGTCCAATCGTTTATATTTTTAACTCTGATTAAATCATCTTTCTGATCCATATTTACAAGCGGAATATTTTTAAAATCATGTACCAGGTTATTACTATTAAACCCATTTAGCATATGGGCAGCAATACTTACACAAAAATCTGTTCTAAATAAACTAGGAGGAAACTGATAGAGCAAATGATAATACTCCCAATTTTCTTTAACATGAGCCCACATATCAAAGAATATTTTACTCTCATCAGATTTATCAAAGTAAACAGCGGTACTCCACCAGTGATGAATGCCAGCTTCATTTAGTTGTTGCTCATTTAGATATGGAGGTGTAAAATCCAAATACCTTGCAGTACGATGCATACCCAATGATACGCCACTTTCAAACAAATAATTGTAAAAATTATTTTGTATTATATAATCACTATCAATTAATAGTGTTTTATCAAAAGGAGTAAGATTAAAGATGTCATTTTTATTTTTATTACTAAACTGTGCAGCAAATTCAGTCCAAGGACTGTCATAATGTTTACGTGGATTGGGATCATGGTCAATTTCATGTGCGATTACATAATCAAAAAACAGAGATTGCATATCCTCAGTCATGCTCTGTTCCATCCAGGACACCGTGCCAGTATCAGTAATTAATGCGACTTCAATATTTTTCATATTGAGTTTAGCATATCCAGCTGCAATAGATGCAAATTGTAGATAATCAAGCTGACTATTGTTGTAGGCAATTATTGCAACACCTTGCTTGCTACTCATTTTCTACCAATCCATTAACTTTTTAACACTTCGAGCTCTGTTAATTTTTTCTATTTGTGTTTTATATTCATTTGTTGCTGCCTGATATGCTTCAAGCAATTCACGACAAAAATCTTCCAAGTCCTCAATCAAAATTGGATTATCTTTGATATCTAGTATAACACTTGATTTTTTTCCATGTTGTATTAATGCGTTAACAAATCCAATAGTATGTGAATCAGCCATAAACGTGCCCTTTTCATAATGCACAGTTTGTATGACATTCATTCTACTTCTAATTTGTCTTTTTTGGTTGCCTAAGGTTGTTCTATAATTAGCAAATTCTAACGCTTTCTCTAAACGTTCGTCCATACGGATATTCTCCTGTTAATTAACTACTACTATAACTTATTTAGTAGTAAATGTCAACGGATCTTTATGGAGTATTATCATCACTTGTGTTAAAACTATTTGTAACTTGACATGTGGGTACTGGATTAACATCAAATTCTGCATCTTTATATGTAACAATATCTGGCATTAATAAACTAAGATTGGCAGTTGTAACACCGTCAACATATTGTGCTAAACTAGTATCATCAAGAACTAGTTTAAAGTGAACTTCCTTACCACCATTGGCCCACTTTCCGTAAAGTTTAAATTTCATACTTTGGTATGCGCCACCGTATCCACTATATCCACTATATCCTGTTGGACTAATTCCAATACCAGAGTATGCAGACCCGCCTCCGTCTACATATATGTAATCGCCACTAGCTCCCCCATAACCATAACCATAACCATAACCACTTATTGTTACTCCGCTGCTAGTATAAAGTAGACCTTCATTATGATACCCAGCATCTGATCCATCACCATAATTTTCAGTTAGGTCATAAAACCCCTTGCCTTCACTAGTACCACCAGTAAATGCAGCACTTTCGAAAACATTATCATATGTAAAGTTTAACTGGCCCATTTCATTTAAAATATCACTCCAGTTATAATAACCAGCAGTTGACCCACCGGTGATATTCATACTAACACGAAGTTGCCCGCCACCGTTGAAAAAATATCTAGCATGATTATAACTATTGAATGTCCACTTATGCTCGCCATTTAATTGGTGTTGCCAAACACTGGTCCTATTATATGCTGGACCTGTTGGTGTTATAATAAGACTACTAGCATTCGCCGCATCTACTGTTAAATGGTTATTGTTTATTAATAAGGTATTAAACTTTGATTCAACTAAATTTAAATCTTCAGCACGTATTAAGCTATACTTAACAACATCAGTACGTCCTGTGGGTACATTAAAAATTAATATAGTATCAGGTAAAATGGTTCTATCTGTACTAACATTTGTACGTTCAACTAAATCTTGCAATCTTTCAGCAGTAATATCAGTACCGATAGTTAATGCATCTTCTATATTTACAGCACCCCAACCGAACTTATGTGTTAATGCACGATTAGCATCTGTGACAGACGCAGTGCTATATTTGTCACCAAATATTTTGTTAACAACTTCTGCAACGCTGTTGTATTCCGATGCTAGTACAACGGTATTGGGGCTAGCCACCATATTACTTTACTCCGACTACTACTTCAATTGTACTTGCCTCGTCAGTATCTTTACTTTCAAGAGCTCTACCAATTATCCTTCTATAGTCATCTAATTCTAATTGACTTGCACCTCTTGCATGCCCCGTTATATCACTGCTAACTAATCTCTGACCTTTTTTAATCTTCCCAACTACCTTACATGGTACTCTGCCAGCCAATGCAATAAATGGATGTGTTGCATCTGATCCTGCTGAACTATTCATTTCAAATCCTGGTGCTGTACTTACTATTCCAAACACTTCATTATCTAAATCAAAAATAGTTTGGGTTACTTCTGCATCCCCGCCTAATCTTACAATAGTACCAGCATCATATTCTGCATCTGCTGCATAACGCTCTGCAAGGTCAGCATATTCTGCACTTGTAGCAATGCCTCTAAATTTATAATTAACTGTATTATTAAGTTGTATACCAGCTTGTATTACTGGATACTGTGTGGTCAGTGCTGTTACATTATCTTCCAAATATTCAGTTGCATGCGGTGTCCATGCAGTCGTATCATCAGTTATAATACTAACAATTTGTCCATCAACAACAGTCTCGATTGTCTTATGATAATTTAATAAGGTATCTTGCCTATTTCTATATTCAATTCTTGTATCTCCAGCCGGAGCACCAATTGAATACCATTTTCCACTTTCGTATATCATTAGTGTGTTGTTTGCTGTATCATACCAAAGTTGTCCTTCAGTAGGATTACTGGGTGCGGATCCATTAGCAAAATTTTCTAATAAATGTAGTAAATCCTCGTTTAATGCTTCGCCAAACGCTGTATAATTTTTACCAATAAGTTTTAAACTGGTACTAGTGTTAACTGTCCCATCGTTTACTACTATTTGCGTCTTTGTACTATCTGAAAAGTCTAATGTATATGGCATGTTTTTTCCTATTATATATCCTGGAAACTAGTTCTTATTCTTAGAGTGTATACTACTTGAATTTTTCTATTAGCACTCTTTTGTACTGGATGAAAAACAACATGTGTTAGTAAGTCACCGTTTGCACTATAAATTCCTAGCTCATCGAAAATATATGTTCCTGTCTGTGATGTGGCTGTATCAGTGGCGTCTTGTCCTGCTGGTACATTATAGTCTAATGTACACGTTACTTCTACGTCACTATATGTATTATTGGCAGTATGAGATACTGCACTTTTATTATATGCATCTGCTGCATCTACATTAGCAGTATGTGTAGAATTGTATAACGTTCCTGATGATGAACTAGTATTTGGCACTTTATATGTTACTGTACCAAGCCCATCTATAGTTGTGCCGCCATTACCAAATCGCATAGTCCCAATTTGATGTGTGCTTGTAGATCCTGCTTTGTTAGATAACAAGTTTGCTATAGCAATACTCATATTTTCAAAATTAACAGCATTGCGTCTGCGTACTAATACTTCACCTGATGCAGGATCCCATATTTTAATATGTCCTTCAATCCCAATCATTGTGTCTTCTCTCTGTGATAAACTCATATCTCTTCTTCCAATTTATAGTATTTATACTTTAAAATACCATGATCATATTGATCCCGGCCCTGCACTCCTAATGAAGGCATGTTCTGGCGAAATTCCTGTGGCACTTAGGCTTGTACCGCTGTCGTTGTATGCCATACGTAAATTATCACCATAATGTGAGAATTTTTCTAGTGTTGGAATACGTGTCGACGGTCCACTGTGTATTATAGTTGAACCGTTAGTGTGTGCTTTTGCACTTGTTCCCAACGTACCTCTTATGCAATATAGTAAATTATTATTGTCTATTGCACTGTATTCAATTCTTTCGCCATTTATATATACAACTCCAGGATCTGTAGTTGGATTATCAAATAATGCTAGACTTGTCGCTGGTATTGTGGTGTCTGTTGCTGTTACGCTGCTACTTAATGATGTTTTCTGCGCATCATCAATAACATTGCTAATCTGTACATCGTTAGGTTGATATATGCTCATTAAAATGCTCTACTG